TCATCATAACCTGTTGCTTTTTCTTCTACGTTTGCCTTAACTTTATCACCTGCAATATCTATTAATTTCTTAATACCTAATGCTGACGCTACTGCAAGTAATCCTAATAATACTTTTTTGTCTGTTAATATACGCAATAGATTTACTGCAACTAGAGCAATACCTGTTTTAATTTGTCTGCCTAATTGTAATAATAAACCTTTCATACTTGTAACTATAGGTCCTAATAATGTTTTAAATATCTTTAATGGTTTTAATATGTCTAAAAATGTATCTTTCAACATAATAATAGGTTCAAAGAAACCTGTAATCTGTTGTTTAAATGCGTCACCTATATCTAATAAGAAATTAGGTACATATTCTCGTATACCTTCACCACCTTGTCTATCTGCGCCTCGTCTTCTAAATCTGCCAAATAAACCTGTACTAGGCAATTCTTCTTCACTTTGAATATTTAAAGTTCTCATCAAAGTCTGTTTTCTAGTATCTAATTCTTTTAATGTTTCATAACTCTTTTCTACAAATTGTTTTTTAGCATTAATTTCTTCTTCGGATAAAAATCTACTTTCTTGTAATTTCTTTTCTTCTCTACTCTTTTCTCTTTCTAAATCTTTTATATTGATAAGTGTTTCTCTTAATGTATCACGTCTTTGTTTTATTTCTGATCTACCTAAAAAGTCTATCTCACCTGTGATCTGATTAATTTCTGCTTTAGCACCTTGTTCTCTTATCTCTATTATTTTTTCTTCACTCTTAACAAGATTATCTTGTCGTTTTTTTAGAAAGTTTGATAAATCTTTATTGTATTTGCCTAAATCTAATCCTAATTTGTCTATTATATTTTCTAATTTATCTAAAGACACTTTAAATCTTTCAACTGATCCTGTTCTTATATCATCACTAATATCCTGTATCATACGAGGTATACTAGGCACAACTGCCTTAGCAGCACCTTCTACTGATATTCTAGTTTTACTGAAAATAACTTGTGCTATTTCTTCTACTGCTTTTTTGAAACCACTAGGAGCACGAGGACCTTTATCAGGACCTCTACCTCGTCTTTCATTAGGTACATCAAATTCTGTTTCTAAATTATCTATTACAGGTAGTGCCATATTATTTCTTATTATCTTCTATCTTACTAGGTTTACCGTTTACATATAATCCGAACCAAGCTGCGCCAGCACCTACAACTACAGATACAAAACCTGCTTGTGCGTTGTTAGGTTCAGGTAGTGCCATAAACCATTGCATTGTCATATAAAAAGCGTATCCATATAACAACATAAAAATTCTTGGTATCATTCTCCAGTTTGACATAAACTGTGGAATTTCGCATTTAAGAAACCACCAAACATTTTTGATGATTGATTTACTTTCCTCTATCATTTTTTTGCCTCTCGTTCTCGTCTTTTATTTTCTTCTTGTATATAATTAACTAATAACGAAACATAAACATCTCTCTCCCAAGGTATCATTTTCTCAATCTCACCTAAAGAATATTTATGATGTTGCATTAGAGCAAAATTCGTTTCAAAGTAGGCCTCTAGGCTATTATGGGAGAGGCTTATTGAAAAAAATCTCTAATACCTTTTAAATCAATGGTACTCTTAACCTTTGTCTTAGGATTTTCTACCTCAACTGTATGTCTTAATTGTGGCATTGTTTCAAAAAAAGTCTTAATCTTTTCAAAAGTTTTTTGTGGTAAACTTTCTAAAAATGTTTTTAATTCTTCTTTTGTACTATCTCTAGCAGGATATACTTTTTCCCCCTCATAGATGTGGTCAATACTTGTTGTCATTATATCGAACAATGTATTAATATCTGTTTCATCTATGTTAAAACCAGCCTTGGTCATCTCTAGCGTAGGATAGTTAAAAACAACTCCTAATTTTCTGTTCTCATCAATAACAATATTATTTGTGTGTTCGTCATCAACTTGAACATTTACTTTGGTTAAATCTACTTCAACATCAGCATACGTTGATTTATCATCTGGACATAGCATTTTAAATTTTGCTATCTCACCAACAGACTTTGCTCTTATCTGTAAAAAAATATACTCTATATCAAATATAGGTAACTTTTCTATATCTAATTTTTCGTAAGTGCAAGCATTTAAAATTTCTTTAGTTGCATTTATTATTTCAGTATTGTTATTTGATTCCATAGCAACTAACAACACTTTTTCCTCTTTAACTAAAAAAGGTCTAAACTGTATAACTTTATCTGTAGATGGTAAAGTCAATTCATATCTTGGTGTTTCAACACTTGGTAATGTCATTATATCTCCTTATTATATAATTTTATATATTTAGTGGTGGTATCTTAAATGGTGGGAATGCTCTTCCGCCAGTTATTCTACCTAGTGGTACTCTACGTCTTAAATCGTTTAGTACATCACGTCCTGCCCTTCTCAATTCAGGTGGCAGTTTATTTAAAATTCCTCCGAATGGTGATTGTTTCACAACAGGTCTTCCTCCAGTAGGTTGTCCTAAAGTTATATTTCCTTGTTGGTCTAAAAAGTAATTGACCCAATATCTAAATGTAAATGTTACTGAAAATGTTTGTACTTCATTTGAATCAGCAGAGTATTCAACAGCACTAATATTTTTAGGAAATGCGTCTATCAACTGTACACCATAAGTTACATCATCACGTTCTTGTTTAGAAGCATATTGTCCTAATTGATATATATTTAAATTTGTAACATAATCATTATAGAAATTGTAATTAAAGTTTGCTGTACTGACAGCAGACTTTTGCCATAACTCAAAATAAGTTCTTTCTCTTAAAAATTTATCTGCATAAAACGTAGCAGTAATATCTTGTGATTTAAAATCATATGCAACTTTTCTAGCAGGACCGTTATGTTTTACTTCTTTCATAACAATATCTCTATCAGGCATAGTGATAGCACTACAAAATGCTCTAACACGTCTACCATTTGTAATCTGTGTGTGCATATTATCTGACTCTGTAGCAAATCCTAATGTTTCTCCTGCTGTAGAATTAGATTGAGCACCTAAACCGAAATCTGTTAAACTATCGTTGCTGACACCTGTTGGTAAAAAAAATTCTGAATAATATCTTGCCTTTCTAGCAAAACCCTCTGCCTCATTTACGTATGATTGAAAACGACCTATTGTTGTTTCAGGATTACCACCTTGTGTTCTTTTTAAACGTGGGTCTCCTGTAACGTTGTCTAAACTTCTATCTCTTGGTAGACCGATACGAACATCAATACCACCTATTCTTTTACCGCCTCTTAATATTGCCATTAGTATGGACTCCCCTTTTTAAATTGTGCGACAGGTAAATAAACTGCTAATGCCGCCTCATCAAAATCAACTCTTAAAAAATTACTTCTTACGTGTGCAAATAGATATTTCTTAATTGTTCCTTTTACAAGTGATATATTTTTCACTCTATCATAACTAACATCAAAACTATTTTGACTTGTTATATCTCTACCTCTTGTGGCATATCTTTGTAGTCTTTCTAACAAAGTAAATCTAGCACCAGGTCTCAAATAGTGAAAGTTAATACCTGCAAATCCACCTGGTATTCTCTCTAAAGGTAATACTAGAGGAAACGTATCATAATATGGTAGTGTCTTTTTATATTTAGGGTCATAAAAAAACATATTTAAACGACCTACACTTGGTCTGCCTATTAGTTTTCCTTGATTCATTAATCGTCTAGCAGATACTCTATCAGCAATTGATGATACAGCATTCCTGTACCAAGCAGACGTTTTACGTATGCCACCTGCTTTATCTACTAGTGGATCTAATATTGAAACCATATGCTATATTTATATGAAAAAAAAGGGCCCTTTGTTACCAAAGGACCCTTTAAAGTATGTACTAGAGAGAGATAAGATTACTCGTCTTCAGCCAATTTACTAAAATATGACATTGTATCGTCATCATCACTAGCATCCACCGAGTCGTTCATACTTTTTGCTGAACCGTTACTTTGAGGCGGGAGGTCTGCATTGTCAACGGTTTCAGTTTTTCTCGCACCAGATAACACCCTATTCAGTTTCTCTTTGAGTTCCTCATAGGTCTTAAAATTATCTGCTGCCAAGAAAGGCTTTAGAGCGTGTTGTTTTGACCAGACTTCTTTAATCTTGTCATCACTTTCAGCAAGTGCTGATACACCCTCAAATTCAGATTTATCATAATTCCAATAACCATCAACTTTTCTGATTTTTAGTTTAAAGTTTGCACCTTTCCAAAAGTCAAATGGGTTGATTGCCGCTTCATCTTCAAAAGCAGGTTGCATTGCTTCAGTAATCTTATCAAATATCTTTTTACCGAATTTGTATAAGAAAACTTTACCTTCGTTTTCTGGATGTTTTGGATCACTTACGACTAAAATATTAGCGTAATATGATAATTTTCTTTTTCGTTTTCTAGCGATTTCTTTATCACTATCAACGCCTGTATTCCATAGTCTTGTATTTTCTTCACTTACAGGATCTTTTTGATTTAATGTTGTTAAACTGTTTTCAATATACCAACCGCCAGGTCCTTGAAATGCGTGAGACCATACTCTTTGCCAAGGTAGTTCTTCACCTTGTACAGCAGGTAAAAATCTAATAACAGCATAACCGTTACCAGTTTTATCTAACTCTGGTTTCCAAAATCTGTCGTCTTGGTATTTGTTTTTGTTTGATTGATCCTCAGGATTGAGGTTTGTTTCAAGTGCCTTTGTAAGTTTATCAAAGTTACTTGATGATGATTTTAATGTTTCAAAATCCATATTTTCTCCTTATTAATTGTATTCGTTGTATTTGTGTTACCTGTATTATTCGGTATCATTATTATTTATACGACTTCTCTTGTGCTTTTCAAAATCTTTTGCCCACTCTTTGGCTGATCTACAAGGTTTAGGTAATGATCTGTTTCTTAACCACTCCCTTGTCTTTTCACAAGTGTTAATAATCGTATCTAATAATCTGTATATAAAACCGTCAAACATAATTATAATATATCACATTCCGAGCATTTTGTCAAGCGCCATATAATCAATATACTTCACGTTCAACTTTGCCCATTCTTTCACTGGTGTGCTGACAGGACTAGTACATCTGTCAGCGTCTGGATTAACCTTATAAAACTGTATATTAGGGTTTTCTGTCATTAGTTCTCGCCATTGACGTATCCAATTGACACTAGGTGTTTTGTGTGCCTCTTTCAATCCATAATGTTTTGTATCTTTGTAAACATTATTCAGTTTACCGTCAACACTTTCTAAATCGTGTCCTATTAAAAATAGTTCATCTGGTTTTTCATAATGACAAGCAGCATAACCTGAAGTTGCACCACAAGCCCAACCTCTATCTTTTTCCATAATA